ACATCTTAACAGTTGAGGCAGATGTTGAGGCCATTTGCATTGAATATGTCACAGAATATTGCCCAGCCTCGTCAATGACCAAACGCGAAGCTGGCGTGCCGTTCGTTATTCCTTCAGCCAAATCTTCAGTAAACGTCAGCGCATATGCAGTATTTGTTGATGCCGCCGTCTGATCTGTGCTGATGGTGCCATCGTAATGTCCATCCTCCAGCACGATCTGCCGCCACTCGCCGTTCTTACTGACAACGGGGTATTCGTTTGTGCGATCCCACATGATCGTGCCGTCGTCTGCTGCATTCTCGCCGCCCGTCTGCTGGACCAGCGTAGAGCGATTTTGCGACAGGTATGACATCAGCCGACGCCCCCATGTCTGCCAATCTTCTTCGCGTGGCTCTGGTGGACGGCCCTGCTGTGTCATCTGCGACCGCCGTTTACAACGTCAACGCGGTTAATTCCTACACGCCAATCTGACATTCTTGCGCCCTCAATACGCATACGAACTTGCCGACCTGTAAATCGCAAGGACGTTGGATTGCTCATTGAAAACGGGCCATACGAGCGTTCAGTGCCATTCGGGTAGAACCGTGTTTTGAACGTGGCGCTAACATCGCCCTGAGACTTTTCGTCAGGCAGCATCTCTGTAACGCTCATAACCTGATCCCCAGAACCAAATCTAAACGGCCCACTCTCAGCGAATGGCGTGAGTGACCCATACTCAAATCCAATTTCATGCTCGTACACCTTACGATCAGACGCAGATATCATCATCGGCTGGCGGAATGCACCTCGGTCATAGCCAGCAGTCCTGTCTAACTCTCCGATCTGCCATGTGCCTTCAACATAATTAAAGCTGGCGTAGCGGTCGTTTTCAGTTGACGCGCTGGACGGGTAGAACCAAATGATTTCTCCGAACATGCTGTTAGACATTGCAAACGCTTTGCTAATTTGCGCTTTGTTTAAGTCATTGAAAACATAGTCAGAAACCTCGCACGGCAACTCTTTTACTGTGCTGCCCTGGTACGCATAAAACGAATTGACACCCATCCAGAACGCACCTTGATCGACGACTGCTATGGCTTGTTTCGCTGCAATGCCGCATGACGTGCCGACGCGTTCAATGCCATAAACGTAAGGAGGGCCAATGTAGTTTGCGACGTGCGCATCTCTTGTCGTGAGCAACAATGTGCGGCCCTGGACGTTGACGCCTTTCATTAGAGCGCCAGACGTATTTAATTCAAAATCACCAGCCTCGTTAGTCACGGCTGGGGTCCATGTGTTGTTGTCCTCCCGATCCGACCACTGCACCTTGCGCGGGTTGCCGCCTGCGCCTAACGCAAACAAGAAGCGCTCTTCTGTTACAACAATGCCGTTGTTTGACGTTGGCGCGTTACTTAACACAGCGGCGACCGTGCCAGTGCTGAGTGTCCACTGATAAATCTTGCCGTCATCTTCGTTGCAGGCAAGAAGGTATTGGCCCCAAGGCTCCAAGTCCCAACTTGTGGCTGGCTGGATGCGTGCCGTGTCTGGCCTTGCAACACCATAAGCATACGAGCCGTAAGTGCCGCCGCCGTAGCCAGTAAACGCTATGGCGTCCTCTCGGCCAGATGATAGGCCAACTGGGGTAATGTCAGACTGAGTGCCTGCCGCATTCCATATGTACAGCTTATTGTATGAACCCGTGGCGATCCATCGGTCACTGCTATTATCCGACCATGTTAGCATACCGCGCATTTTAGCAGCGCCAGCAGTGTCAGACCGAGTGCGCCATCCACCTATTGGACGCATCACACCGTCATGCCAACGCACAAGGTTCGCGTCACGCCAGCGGCCAGTGCTTTGCAAGTCTGTGCCATTGCGATAAACGCCAGCGGGTATGTTAAGGTCAATCAGGGCCATCGCTGCCTCGTTATAGGTTGTCGCGTTAGGCCAACATAACACATTATACCCAATAAGCAAAAGGGCAGCTTAGTTAAGAGTTTGCTGCGATTGCAGCGTTTGCAGCGGTCATGTCCTCTGTTGTCCAGTAGTCCTTTGCCACCATTAGCTCCAGATGCTCGACATTACGAGCAACTGTATCTGTCCAGTCAGCATCTTCCATGCCTTCTGGTTTGCCAGCGTTCAACAGATCAACGGAGTGGTTCATTGCCGTGTAGTTCTGTGCAATATCTTCTGCTGTTAGTTCCATAGTATTATCCTTCTAAAGTTGCGATACGTGCCTCAAGAGCATCGTTCTTTGCTGATAGTTCTTGTAAGGCTTTAACCAAGACAGGTATTAACGCTGCTTCTGCTACCTCTTGAGAGCCATCGTCACGGTCATCCCACAGAGTAAATCCGTCTTTAATCTCAGGGTGAGCATCAATAGCTGCCTTAACCTCTTGAGCTATAAAGCCGTGATTTGTGCGGCTGTTCTTAAATACATCCGTTGAGCCTTCTTTGTAAGATTCAAAGGTATCAGGTAGCTCACCTAAGTTTTTATACTTAAAGGTACGAGGCGTTAGGTCATTGATAAAACTCAGACCCGCTGTAGAATCCGTAATGTCTTTCTTGTAGCGCTCATCTGAAACGGTTGACCAAGTTGCAACACCGTGTTGTGCGCGGATGTCACTGCCTGATTGTCCCAGAGTTGTGTATCCACCTTGGCAAGCTAGATCATAACCAAGCCCGACAGCATTGTCAGCACCAGCCGCCGTAACCCTAATATAGTTTCCAACTAAAGTATTCGCATCACCTGTTGTTGTAGATACGGTGTAATCACCTGTATTATAACCTATAAAGACATTGTTGGAGCCTGTAGTGAGACCACCTCCTGCCTCATACCCAACAGCAGTGTTTCTATTCGCAGTGGTCTGAGAAAACAGTGCCTGACGACCTACCGCAACGTTTTCACTACCTGTAGTATTAGTTTGCAGGGCATTGTTGCCGACAGCTGCGTTATCACTTCCAGTTGTGGTATAAAACAAACTGTTAAAACCCACTGAGGTGTTGCTGTTACCAGTTGTGGTTGAAAACGCAGACTTTCTACCTACTGCGGTATTGCTGTGAGCCGAACCTGACTGAGTGTAAGAAGCCTGATACCCCACAGCGGTATTGTCATCTCCAGTGGTGTTGGAGTAAAGTGATTTCCATCCCAAAGCAGTATTGTTAGCACCAGTTGTATTGGTCAACATACTGGCTCTGCCGATTGCTGTGTTATAGCTTGCAGTGGTGTTATTGGTTAAGGCTCTTTCGCCAACGGCTACAAGCTCACGCCCTGTAGTATTGTCGAATGCCGCCTGATAACCAATAGCCACGTTTTCTGGTGCAGTGGTGTTGTTCTCCAACGCAGAGCGTCCCAACGCTGTGTTGGATGAGCCTGTACTGTTGTCGTAAAGGGCCGCACGTCCAAGGGCCACATTGTTTGCGCCTGTTGTATTACTGTAAGCAGCCTCAAGCCCAACAGCCGTGTTGCCGCTTGCGGTGGTGTTTTGGTGCAATGCTAAATGGCCTACAGCTACGTTTGATGCCCCTGTTGTGTTGTAGTACAAGGCTTGCTTGCCCACGGCGTTGTTGTTAGCACCAGTAGTATTGCTATACGCAGCTTGATACCCAACAGCAGTGTTGTTGCTTGCGGTGGTGTTAGAGCCTAGCGCACTAGCTCCCATAGCTACGTTTTGTGCGCCTGTAGTATTTGCCACTAATGCGTCATCACCCACTGCTGAGTTGTTAGCGCCAGAGGTATTAGCCTCAAGAGCCTGATCGCCAACCGCAGTGTTGTTATTGCCTGTATTGAGTTCTAATGCTTGATATCCAACCGCAGTATTGTGATTACCTGTTGTAACTGTCTTTAAAGAGTCAAAGCCAACCGCAGTATTTCTATCTCCAGTGCTAATTGCAGTGCCAGCGTTTGCACCTATAGCAGTATTATTTGTACCACCGCTTGCCACACTATCTAACGCAGTATCACCCAGCGCCACGTTGCCTGTGCCAGTGGGGTAATTGCCATCTAGCTTGATTGTGCCGTTTACAGATATTCCTGCCATGTCGGAGCCACCGCCGAGCAATGTGTCAAGCGTATCTAAGTTAGTATTGATCTTGGTTCCCCAAGTATCTTCAGACGCGCCGACTTCTGGCTTCGTTAAACTATAGTTTGTTGTTGTAGTATCAGCCATGTTTTTCTCCTATGCGGCGATAGCCTTATGCGGCGTCGGCCCAAGTTTCACTTGTCGCCGAGGCTGGTGTCCAATCTGAATTGTCAGGGGAGGTTGCAGACCAGCTTTCGGCTGCTTCTGGCGCATCTTGCCATATTTCGTCTGTCGGCGCAACCTCAGACCATGTTTCTGATGTCGGCGGAAGAAGCTCCCACTTCTCAATTCCATTACAGGTAATGCTACAAACAGGGCTAATCAAAGCACTACTAAATTGCACTCTATTGCATACAGCCGAAACGCTTGAAACGCACGCAATGTTAGAACCACTCTCGTAAACTACTGATGCGGTGGCTGCTACAGAGCAAGTAGAGCTGGCAGTGGCAGCGCCTTCACGCACACGTTTTGCGGCTGCTGCACCAGTTGCGGCAGGGGACGCAGCAGCGGCTCCCTCGCGCACACGCAGACCGGCGGCAGATACAGATGCGCTTGCAGCTAAAGTTGCAGAGGCATTATTGACGACATTCGCATTGCACGTAACGCTAGACGACGCGGTAGAGGTGGCAGCGCCTTCCCTGACACGCAGAGCCTCAGACGTTGTGCTAGAGGCAGTCACAACAATAGACGCCGACAGCCTTACCCTAACGTAAGCTGCCGCCGTTGTTGATACTGTAACGACAGTGCCGGCGCCATCTGTGACAAAGCCATCTAGCCCGTAGTTGTACGAGCCGTATGTGCTTTTGCCATAGCCTGATCGGTACTCAGCCATTAGTCTAGCGTGATATCAAGATCACCAGCAGGAACGCGGAATACGTCGCCTGTATCAATGGTTTTGCTTGTAGTCAGCGCAGCATATGAAATTAAGTTGCCGCCAGATGATGCGTCGAAAACACCGACGTGGCTGACAGTGCCGTAACCAGCCGTGGCTGTCGGGTACTCAATTGCACCAGAGTTTGACGCAGTGTTGCCACTTACTGTGAACGTAGCAGCCTGGCGTGCATATCCGCCGCCGCTGACTTCAGTGCCAGAAGCATCTTCTGCTGGGTTGCTGGTAAACAACGCTAAGTGCCAAGCTGTTGGCCGTGTAGCGGAACCAGTTGTAAATGCCCAAGTGAGGACAGTTGTCTCAAAAGCATTCGAAAAACTCATCAGTAACTCCTAATTTTCATGCGACGGCCTGATCCGCCATATTTAGCCTTATCACTGTCAGCGTTTATAGCATCAATCGCCACCTGATACAAAGACGCCCAAACTTGCAGCCTGGCGTCGTCTTTTAAGTAAGGTGCGGAATGCACTAACGAGCCGTACAAGTAAGCGTCTGGGAAATACTGCAACATCCAGTTTGAGGCGTTGCTGTCACTCAAAGCCTCAATACGACTGTAATAATATAATTCAACATCATACACGCCATCAGGTACTGGTAAGACTTCAATCTCACCAGCGGTCAGGGCGTAGTATGCTGGCTTACCGCTGGCGTTCAAGTTGACGCGCTTTCGGTCAAGTAATTGATATTGACTAATTTTTTCCATCGGGCTTGTGTCGCTTGACGTAATGTAGAACCGGATGTCCTCAACGAAGTCGGCGGGTATTGCGCTGTACTGTGTGTCAAGCTCAGCAGTACTGCGCTTCTCTTGACGCCAGTGGCGCACCTGTCTCTGCATGTCAGCCTCGGCTAACGAGATGAACGTCGGCGCAACTGACGTAAGGTCGTCGCGGTTGAGAAAGTCAGCAACGCTAGACTTTAGCTCTGTGTAAGTTGTTATTGCCATGTCAGCAGTCCCACGCCCTGCGCGACCAATAGTTCGCGCTTAATTTGCTTGATTTCCCCTTTATACCACCAGAACGCGCACAATACGAACTCTTTCGCGCTGGCTGGTCTTTCTTGATGGACATATTAGGGTCGCCAAAGTTTATTTTCTTAACAGTGTCGCCTTCAACTGCTAGGACTTCAAACTTCTTTGGCCCGCCTCTGCGTGGCTTGTTTACAGCGGTAAAGCCGTGGCGCTTCTTTGCTGCTTTAACTTTTTCTGCTTTTGTGCGTGCCATTAGTATTGGTCCTCCTGAGAAGGTATTGTGGAAAGAAGGCCAAGACCGCCGACGCCTGCTGAAAGATTGCGGAGGTGGCGGAACTCAGGGTCAAAGCGTGCGAAGCGGGATCGGAGATTGCGCGGGTCGTACTCAACGCGCACAGTTGAAGTCGCAGGATACTGCGTCAACCCCCACGCTCGCGGACCACGGTCAGACACGTCTTGAATTTCGACTGCCTCGGCCATGCCCCTAGCATTGCGGGCAATGTCATCCGTGCTTGCACGCCCATAATCACTTATAATCTCAATGTCTTCCATCGTGTTTGGGTCATAGGCGTAAACAGGGCTTTCAATGTTATTCCAATTTTGCATGTCGGCACTAACAATAGGGGCCGAAGACCTTGAAGAGACGGGATACACAGCGCCGTCAACAACTGGAGAGTAAGTTTCTGCAAGCAAATTACTGGGTGAAAGAAAAGCACCCGTGCCTAAAGTCTTCCCCGTACCATCGTCGGCGCTCAAGTAACTGTATCCACCTTTGCCGCCGTGGAATAGGTCTTTGCCGAACCCCATGTCCTCCGAACGCTGCGCTCTTGCGTCTACGCTCATGTCAATCGGAGTGTTGAAATACATATACTGATCGTCAGCCAACGCCATCATCTCTTCAGTAACGTCACCAGCATTGCCTGCCGCACGCATCTCCAAGACCTTCTGGGCCATTGCTTCAGCTTCGTTGCGAGGAGCTGGGAGGGATGGGGCTGACTGCTTGGCCTCACTCGATTGTAACAATCCTTTGGATGCAGGCGTTAAAATATCCTCACTTAAAATCCTAATGCCGAAGTCTGGATTCGCATAGGAAATGGCATTTATTCCACGGTCAGACAGCATTTGAGAAATCTGATCGTTAGTTAGTTCGCCCTCGTCTAAACCCAAACGAATCTCAGTATCATCAATCAAAGCATAAAGATCATATTCTGAAATCGGATTGTACTTATTTTTATCAATGCTGAACTCAGATACATGGCCGCCTCCTCTAAGCCTCTTGTAAAATTCGGCCACCTCTTTTTGAGGTGTAACGCTAAACCCTTTAGGCTGCCCCTCTGGATCGGCCATCATTCTAGGAGACGTAATTTGCTCAGGCCCGCCGTGATAAACTTTGATTGTATTTTCTTTTGGCCTCACCTTCAGATTGCCGCCCATTGAACCCACCATCGACGGGTCAATTTCAATACGGTTTGCAATGTCGGCAGCTTTGCGGCCAGCAGCAATAAAGGGTCGGGCTGCTATATCACCAGCGCCAGGGACAACGCCAAGCAACCCGCCTGCCGCTACAAGAGCAGCAGCTTTGCGGTTACCCTCAGACAGCAACCCGCCAGCTTCCATAAATGCTGTCGCGTCTCCGTATAAAGGCAAGTATTCCCCATAGTCTTCTAACGCCTGGACACTTGACGGCTTGCTATCACGATTTCTTGCAAGAAAACTGTCTTGGTATGCCTGCCTGTACGCCTCACGACGCGCGGCTAGTTCCTCTGGGGAAACGTCACCGCGTTTAGGCAGGCTATCAAAAAAGTCCAGAATGCCCATTACGCCTTGGCTTTCTTCTTCTTAGCAGTCTGCGCAGCTTTCTTGAACGCGGCATTTGTAGGCGCGCCCTTGCTGCCAGGCTTACGCATCTTCTCACCAGATCCAGCGGCAATGCGTTTTTTCTTGTCGCGTATGTTGCTGTATAATCCTCTAGGCATCTTATGCTCCTTCGCCCCATTGGACGCACTTGTAATTAACGACTTGGTACTCAGGAAGCCTTATCCTCGCGTATTGCACCCCGTCTGGTATAGACTGTATGCACTCGCTCTCGCTACGCATAATAGGGCTACCAAACGCAAAACAATTACCCTCAACGCTGCAAAGTAAAAGCAGCGCAGTCCACATTACTTCTTAGCCTTTTTCTTCGCGGTAGGCGATAAATCTTTTAAGTGGTAAAGGAATTTGCTGTTGGACGTGTGGCGCGCGCCAGACATAAGACGACCATTTGTTTTGTGCGTGCCGCCCTTATGCTCAGTGCCATCCCGCATGTAATGCTTTTGACCCTTTGCCATTACTTCTTCTTACCGCCCTTACCGCCTTTTTTCATACCGCTAGATTTTTTTCCGTATGACATACTGATATCCTTTCAGATTACTTTGAGTATTTCTTGCCAAGGCATACACCCTCACGTTTGCACGCGGCTGGTGTTGGGCAGCCTTTGTGGGGCGTAAACTTTGGTGTCTTCATGGTTTAGTTCCTTTAGTTTGAATAACCTTGCATATGAAGTCTATGCGCTTCCAAAAGCTCCCCAAGAGTATTATTTCGAGCCTCTGGGCCAAGTCCGGAAATAAACGTAGCAAAAGAATTGGCTTCTGTGAATGCTGGCGGCATACCGCCGAACTGATCAATAGGGGCAAGCGCAGTTTGCGCGGCTGGGGCGTAGCTAGAAGCAGGAGCACCAGACATATTAGGAGGGAAGCTAGGCACTGGCGCGTCTGGGTTAAACTGCCCCGATCTACGCATATCTTGCATACCAGGGAACGCATTCATCGGAGGCTCTACCATTGGCATCTGAGATGGTCTAGCCGTAGGCCGACTAACACGAGCGCCGTTGCCCATAGAGTCACCGCCAATATTCTGCGAGCTGTAAAAATCCTTCCGAGCCTTACGACGCATCTCATCTTCGGAGCCATACGGTGAAGCAGCCATGTTAGCAAAGGCAGACAGCAAGCCGCCGCCTTCAAACTCATCGCCCATTTTACCAGCGCCGCCGCCGTCAAACCTATCCATGAAGTCTAAAAACTTACGCTTCTTAGCCATTACGCTACACCCTTTAAATCACGTCGCAGCGGCTTGCCCCACGTTACGACCCTGCCGCCCATAGCTGTCGCCGCATCGGACGCCAACGTTAAACAAACCGCATCAGCAAAGTCAGGAGAAGGCAATCCACGTTTACGCATTTCGTCCTTGCTCTCAGCTTTCATTTTGCCACTACTGACGAAACTATACCTGATTGTCGTTAATTCTGCAATAAGTTGCTCATTCTTAGGCAACCTGGACGCCCTCTGCTCCAACCACCCGCGCATCTTAAACCACAACTCGGCTCGCAAATTCACATACGTCTCACCCATCGACGGGCTTTCGGCAACATTAATCCCACGGACAGGCAACCCCAGCTCACGCAGCCGGTCAACTACACCGCCGCCCATCCCAATAACGTCAACCAATATCTCTCTAGGCCGCAAGCTAGACGGCAATCCATCATACTCAGCCTTCACACGGCCAACAGTCTGCATAAGATCTAGCCCGTGCCAGCCATTAACCTCAGTAATCACATTACTCTGCCGCTTCGCCAGTACAGTCTTATCCGTTCCAAACCGCGCAACATCCAAGCCCCATATCGTGTGAGCATTCTCATCAACCTCAATGTCACGCTGCGTGGCAGCCTCAACAAGATGAAACGGAATGATCGTATCATCATCCGACAATGGAAACTCGCCAAGCACACGAATGCGAAACGCATTGCTGTCCTCGCCGTATCGCAGCCGCATCTCATCAACAAACTCATCCGAAACCAGTGGACTTTCCACGCACGACCAACGCCGCGTCCACCAGCTCCCCGACAGCCGCGTCTGGCTCTCAAAGAACGTGCCGCTGGATCGTGTCGGGTTTGACAACAAAATTGTCGTGGCGCTGTGGCCTGACATGCTCCCGGCAGCAGCCTCAAACACCTTCTCAGGAACACCAGACGCTTCGTCAACGACCAAGAGGACGTTATCACTGTGTACACCGGCCAATGCTTCTGGGGTTTCTGCACGGCTCGTCCGAGCAGAGATAAACGCCTCGGAAGGGGCGGCAGCTAATTCAACCCGATCAGACTTAACTGTCAGCATGGGTTGCAGTTGTGGCGGCAACTCTCCGATCCACCGCTTCAGTTCAGCAAACAAGGCGTCAAAAAGCTGTCCACTTGTCGGCGCCGTGACGACGACCTTATTAGGAAAGCGCAGCAAAACATACCACAGCATAGCCCAACTAGCCGACGTTGACTTGCCAGTGCCGTGTCCCGATCTAATCGACATCTTGCGCTCGCCGTCTGCCAGTGCTTGCAAGAACTCCCTCTGGTACGTCAGCGGCTCTGCGCCCAGAACCTCAACGACAAACTTCACGGGGTCGTCGCGGTACTCTTTAACAAAGTCGTCAAAGGGGTTGGCTTCACTCATTGGGCATTTCCTCATAAGTCGCGTCGATGGTGGCGGCTTCGCGTTCGCGATCCTCGGCGTCGATGGCTGCCATTTGGCTGTTCACTTTGCGCAAGGCATCCAGGTGCATGTCACCGATTGACAGCGTGACGTTGTTCTGTGGTCGCGTTCCATACTTATTCTGGTTCATACTACCAGCCATAAACTTACGGAAGTTGACCTTCTCGCGAGTTGCGGCGATCTCGTTGCTGGTGCTTGTGGAGCCGAGCTGATCGACCATCTCTAGCCCCTGCTCCACTAAAGCGTCGGCTGCTTCCTCACGCGCCCCGCTTAAAGCGACCTTGTATTCTGGGATGCTGTTTAGCGCGCGGCTGACGTAGCTGCGGGTGCAGCCATACTGCCGAGCCATTTCAGCTACGGTGACGCCAGACGCGATTTGGTCATACAGCCAATCTGCGCCGCCGTTGTCGGCTACCTCCGACAGTATGCGTTTGCGAAGTGCTTTGCCAGCCATGAAGCCGCCTCCTGTATTTTGGGAAATTTTATGGCAGGGATGGTTTTTAAGCAAGGGGGTATGGGGGGGGTCAGCCGTGTGTGCGTTTTGCTACACACATACACCCACCGCCGAAACCGCCGACGGGGGGGGGTCTGACGCGATTTCACGGCAGATTTAAGGCCAAAGGCGCATAATAGTCATTATGTTAAATGTAGATGTCAACGTTATCAATGACTTAGCAGATATGACGCCTAGAAGCCGTGGTTTCGCGGCAGTGCAGCATTCGCAATCTTGATTTTTAGGCACTTCTATGCCACGCGCGCATGTGCGTGTGCTTCGCCGTGCGTGTGCTTTGTCTTGTTTTTTAACATTTGTGCAAATTAGTTGTTGACCTTATACGTTAAACATCCTATAAACATACCATAACAAATGAGGAGAAGACAATGAAACACTCAATCCCTACGCCGAAAACTAAAAAAGCAATCAAGGCCTCATTGGCCGCGCTTGGCTATAAGTTTACAACGTTATTAGCCGCGCCTTTAGGCAATCCTAAAATAGCCAAGAGCCTAAAAAAGGCCGGCGTCGTGACGTTTCCTATGCACTTGGCCCCACATACTTTGAGCGGTTTTAATACTTGCGCAAGCGCGACGGAAGCTTGCATTGGACCATGCCTAGACAAGGCTGGCAATCCTGCCGCCGGCGATGCAAAGCGCGCAGCAAGGATAGCGCGAACACAAGCTTTTTTTCGCGCCCGCGCTTTGTTCTTGGCATTGCTCAAAATCGAAATTGACGCCGCGATAAAATACGCCGCGCGGAAAAATATGGATTGCGCATTCCGCTTGAATGCGACTTCTGACATACGTTGGGAGGCTGTCCGTTTTTCTTGTGGGACTACTGTTGCGGATTATATCGCGGGCAAAGGCGCGACGCCCTATGACTACACGAAACACATTAACAGAAAAGCGCCCGCGCATTATAATTTGACCTTTTCATACTTGGGCAATGATGATCATGCGGCAATAGCAATTGAGCGCGGGCAGAACATCGCCGTTGTGTTTGATACGCCGCGCGGCAAGCCATTGCCGGCGTCGCTAACCATTGCGGGCAAGCGCCTTGCTATTCACGACGCGGACGAACACGACGCGCGGTTTTTAGATCCGCGTGGCGTGGTTTGTGGCTTGCGTTTTAAATATGATACCACGCGCGGCGCATTGCCACGACGCGACCAGCTGGCCGCCGGAATTGCTTCTGGCTTTGTAATTAGTGAAAAGGAGGATTTAGTACAATGAACCGTAAAGCAAAACGCGAATTAGACCAGGCGTTTAAATATATCACAATAGGCGCCCTCATGGGCGCTGCAATCTCAGCCGCAATCTTTGGCCCAATCATGTTTGGAATAGTATAATGAAACTTAAAGACAAAACGCAAATCACTAAAAAAGAACTTGTAACAATCTTAGACTTTCACAATGCCGCGAAACAAATATTAGAAAGTCTTTCTGAAGGGTTTTCTTGTTCAATGGATGAAGCCTCAGATCTGCAACGTTTAAGAAATCAGGTTCAAGATATTTTTAATTTTGCTCCCAAGAAAAGTGATAACGGACCTCAGTTTTGGGGTGGTTACGTTTTAAAATCAGACAAAGATGCGTTCTTTACTGATTACAAATTGGAGTTAATGGAAAAGGAGGAAAAGCAATGAGTAAGAAAGAATTGTTTACAATGTGGTTCGAAGACGGACAAGGTCGTCAAGACATATGGGGTCGCAGAGAGTTGAGAAAATACGCAAAGCAATATGACTTTGACGCCAACGAAGTAATTAGCGCCGGAGAGACAAAAATGCTTTGTGACTTTGGAAGTGGGATTGTCGGTGGTGTATTTAGGGAAGCACCAGCGTAATTTGTAAGCAAACCCCAAACCAAAACTTAAACCACCCTGAGAGGCGCTGTAACGACCCATACAGCGCCTTCTTTGCTTTAATGCAGCTTACCCCCACCGCCAAACGTTATCTTACTCAGGAGCTGCTTTGTTTGCTCCTCAACCTCGTTGTGTTCGCTTGTGATATGAACGAGCGCAGCAGTCATTGCGATAATTAAAGAGCTTGAGTCAGCGCCCTCATCGATAAGAAAGGCGCAGAAATCATACACCTCGTTCGCCAATCTGCTTGCCTCTTGGTCTTCGTCCATTTTAAATCACCATAAAAAAGGCCCACGCATTTCGCGCAGGCCAGTTGAGGAGGAGCAAAATAACTGGGAGATTGTTACATGCAAGGACAGCCTAACACTCTCCAACCTCGAAGCCAAGGCTTAAATACGCCGCGCCATCCAAACTGCTATCCCTGTGTTGACCATTCTTTAACCTAGCAATCTTGAGCAACGCCATCATGTTACATACGTCTCGCGCCTCAACGCTGTGTCCTAAATAAGCCGACCACATATTGGCAATCGTCTGAAAGTTCTTGCTTGGCGCTCCGTAATCTTTTTCACGATCCCCATTAATCAGGTTGATAGCTTCCTCCAAGACCTTGCTTCTCTCGTTCATATCATTTCCTCCTAAAACGGTATCTCATCATCGAGACTTTTATTTGTAGTGATAAAATCTGCATCTGGAAAGTTTTCTTTTACCGATTTAACCATTCTATTCTTATGCCAGTATTGCAAAGCAATCCCGACCTCCCGCAACGTGACCAGCTCTAAATCTGGACGCTGCTCTTTCACCGTCTGCCACGACCGCCCATCTCTCATAATGCCGTAAGCCTCTCCGTCGATATCAACCTCCCAGACATCAGTTGACGCTCTCTGAGCGCCTAACGCCTCCGCCTCCTTGTCCATCGCGACAAGACCTCTCATACAAATTTCTGCACGCTCGCGCACCATCGCCGGATCGTTCTCTCTGATAGCCGCATTCAGCTTCGTCATCGCCGAACCATATTTCTGCGCCGTCTCTACCGAAACTAATTCCGGCAGCATATCTATGCCCCAGGATCGATCCATATCCAAAGACAGACGGTCTAGGGGTGCCAGGGCGTAATCTGCCATAATGGTATTTGGCTCCTTATCCCCATGCAGCAGCCGATCTGACTTCTTCTGACGAACTGGCCGCCGCGGCTGCTGCGCCTTCCTTGGCTTCCTTGGCTTCTTCTTATTCAAACCACCGATATTCATAATCTTCCTCCACAGTTATCACCACCACACTTGCACCTAATCCACAGTTACCACCACAGTTGTATATATATATACAACTACTGTGGTGGAACTATTCGTGGCTTTTTTCTCCACAGTTCCACAGTTCTCCACACTTATTTCAAAACAACTGTGGAACTGTGGAAGCTCATCAAAAATCATCCAGTACATTCCCCATCATCTGCTTGACAGAAGAATGATTCATCGTCGAATATCCAATCGCTTTGGCGGCTAACAAAATTTCCAAGCTGGCTATAGTTCCTAGTTTTATGAAATGTGCCGTTTGCTTCAGTCTCTCGATCTGCCCACCATTGCATTCTCTCTGGGTGTTCACGCCACATTGCGGCTAGAGTTGCTTCTGACTTTAGAAAGCATCCATCGCAATTCCCTGCACCTTTCATTACTCTTAAATCAAACGCTTGGGACTGCCAAAAATTACTTACGTCATATAATGTCTCTTCCGCATCGCTCAATGGAAACCAATTTTGCCACCGCTTTTCCTTTGAAGGCTTAACGCGGTGGCTTTCATCTGCTCGTATACCGACTGTGTTTGTCCACCGCTTCCAACCTTGCCTCACAAGATATCGCTTTATTGTTAGAACCTTCATTTCTTGTGTACAGTATCTTTGCGCCTGGTTTGGGAGGTATTTCGATTTTGTTGAAATCAACTGCTCAAATGGCTCACCATTTCGGCTGGCGCTATTGTGACTAACTACCTCAAATTTTGGCTTAGACTTTCTGTATTCAAGCCAATCTATACGGACGCCCCAACGATCTCCGCACTCTTGCACAAAGTCTAGCGTTTCTGGCATTTCTCTGCCAGTGTTCGCAAAAGTTACTTTTGCCCTGTCTGGTAAGTCGCCGTTTGCGCACAATATCTGATGAAGCATATAGCCTGACGTTCTACCGCCTGAGAAACTAATTAAAACATTGCCTTCTGGCAGCTCATACTGGCTCATCAAACTTCCTCCCAATTAACCCACTCCCCAACAATCACGCACGGCACGTCTCGCCCACTTCGTTTGTCTGCTATTTTCTCAACCTTTAGGCTACCAGACTGCACCCACTGCTTTGCGATTGCCTTGGCTCTGGCCTTCTCGCCAGGCTTGTCCAAATCTAGGTCAAGTTCGTCTGCGATTGCTTTGCCGACCCACTTGCCAGCCCTTACATCCGCCTTGAAAGGTTCGCCTTCGCCTTCCGCGCTTCCGACCACTCTCTGTACATTGTACAAGTTCTTCGTTTCTACACCCTCAAACAAATCAGGCAGTTTAAACTCCGTGGCAACGCCTATATGTTCGCCGTTCGCAATCTCGACTGATATCATGCGCCTGTAAATTGCCTTTTCGGACGGTGGCGCAAGGTTGGCCTTGCCATCATCAATTCTGAAGATGCCACGGCTTTCATGCTCACTAACGCCTAGCGCCTGTGCATCCTCTGGCGTTATCCTATTTATAACTCTTGCGGCACGGGCTGCGCCGATCAGTGACCCTGCGCCACGAATGCTGTCAACTGTCGCATCTTCCCCATTGGTTTTCCTGATATGATGCACAAGATTAAACGACGTGTTTGTGTCTCTGGCTAGTTTTCGTATCATCGCAACAACTGCCTGGACTGACCCATTGTTGTTTTCGTTGACAAGATGCGCAGAAACAAACGGGTCAAGCATCACAACGCCAATGTTATTCTGAATTATTTTTTGCGTCATATGCTCTAAAAGATCGTCGTTCGTAATTAAACCGTCACGGCTTTCAGCCGCCAAGGTAATTGACATTGTATCCTCGCCGTCGATGAACAACTTACCTTGGATCTCTTCTTTCTTCATGTCGTAGTGCTTCATGGCTGCCAGGACACGCATTTGCATTTCGCTTATTGGGTCTTCTAAGTTTATGATCCAAGCGTTTTCTTGGCTCTTGACTGCCGTGCCGAGTATCGGCTTCCCCGTCGCAATCGCCAAGGCTTCCACAATAATCGCAGACGTTTTGCCGATACCTCCTGCCGAGGCTGTCACGCTGACGTACTTCTTGATGTAATCGTATCCATAGATCCACTCCCGACGTGGCAGTATCGACGCATCCCACGCATTGTATGGCGTAGGCCACTCACCTTGCTGTACTGGTGGCTGCTGTGGCTGCT